TTGATTTAACATAATTTTGTAAACTTTCTGCGTATTCTTTACGCATTGATTCATCTTTGCTTAGGTTTCTTATTGCCTTGTACCATCCATTAATATCGTTATTCTTTAAAAATATTGCTGTTTCCTTCGGAAATATGTTGTAAGGTAGTACATCACTAACAATTGCAGGATTACCATGTAAACCAGCTTCGAGTAGTTTGATTTCACTTTTGCATTCAGTAAATGAATTTGATTGCAACGGGATTAAAGATACATCAGTCTCGTTATAAGCCTTTCCATAATCATGAACTGGTAAGCTGTAAAGTCTTTGATATTTGTCAGTTAAAGTTCCACCGCTCATTATTTTTTCATAGTAGTTATAATCTGCATTATCGTTATAGCCACCTAAAACAAATTGAATGTTTAAATCATGCCTTAAGGCTTTACGAATTGGTAATTCTAAGATTGAAATGTCTTCTTTATGGAAAATTCCTGCAATGTAGCCAAATCTTATTTTGTCGCTTTTAGTTTTGTTAGGTTTCCATTGTTCATCTTCATGGTCTAAGCAGTTAGGTATAACCTCAACGTTCTTGTTATATTTTTTAATCTTAGATGCCAGGTGTTTTGTAGTTGTGATTACTAAGTCTACATTTTTAAGTATTTCAACTGTTTGGTCGGGTATGTTGTGAATATCATACAATCTGCTTAAATAATGGCTTTTAGGTAAAGTCCAAATATCATCAATATCAAATATCACTTTAATTCCGAGTGAATGATACTTTTTAATTATCTCTAATGATTTGCCACTTGTATCAATTTCTCTTTGATAAACAACTGCTGAATACTGTTTTAATTGTTCGTCTGTCGCTGCATCTAAGTCAGGAAAAACATCGCATTGAAAGTCTACCATGTCGGAGACTTTTGAGAATGGAACTATTAAGCGGTGAAAGGATAAACCATTAAGGTTACCCATGTTCGCCTTGATCAGAATTTTTTTCATTGTGCTGTCGTTTGAGTTTGTCTTTGATTTGTTTAATGTCGTTTGCTACTGTTCGATAGGGTATCTTAGTCTTATCGCTTAACTTTTTTGCATCTCCATGCTGAATATACAACTTAAGTAAATTAACCTCATAAAATTCATTTTCATTTTGTGGTGAACTATCTAAAAAGTTAACTATAACTGAATAGTCAATGTTTTCGTTTTCATCAATAATCTCATTTAAATTGTCTACAAACTTAACATGATCTACAAAATACTTTTTTCTAAATTTATTTGAATGCCAGGTTCTCCATACTACAGCAGAGAAAAAGTGTTTAAGGTTTCTTATTTCTGATAAATCAAATTTTTTCTCTATAATAACTAAAACAGCTTCAAAGTGAAGGTCATCCTGTAGTTCGTGATTGTGGCATACATTCCGAGTAATTTGTTTGTAGATTCGATTATTTACAAGTTCATCAATCACTTATGCAAAAGTAAAGCAAATAATAAGAAGATTGCAAACAAAATAAAAGTAACATCACTTTTTTTCATTATTCTGTAAAGCTTTTAAATACTTTTGATACTGATTCCAGTCAAATGTTCCTCTAATAGAGTTTACATCTAATTTTTTTACCCACCATTCTGTTTTAGAAATTAGTGATAAATTTGTTTGATTGTTTGTTTTCATAGTTCTAAGGTTACTTGTTTTGTTTTTGATTTATTAATTATTCCTAATGCAGTTTCAAATATTGTTTTGCCAGCTTCGTAATCGACTAAGTTACGAGCCATTTTTATAATAGATTGTTCGCCTTTATATTTTTTAAAATCGTAATTATGAAACTCACAAAGCCTTTTTAATTCATCAATTCCTGCTCCAACTTGTACTCGTCTATCATTTAAATCATTTGGTAATTTAAAGTTTGTCCAATATAAATGCCTACCTCTTTTTTGAGCAGGTATTAATGGTTCGTAGTATGGTATTACATTTTCAACTACAAATTTACCATGCTTATAATAATGTTGCAAAAATAAAATTTCTTCATATAATTTCATATCAGGATAAATAGCTTCTGTAGTTGTATCATAATTAGAACTATTCCAATATCTAGCTCTTGAATGACTTGGACAAGGCGGTGAACTCCAAATAAAATCAAATTCTTTGTAATGCTCTAATAAATATTGATGTGCATCTGCAACTATTACTTTATCATTTGGAAAACGCTCTTGGTATAATCTTGCAGCTTCGGGGTCTAACTCAACAGCAGTAACTTCAATATCTGATTTTACTTCGTTCCATTTATATCTATTACCTCCTAAACAGGCATATAAGTTTAATATTTTCATATTCTTTTTAAATTATCAAATGTTTTACCTTGTTGCTTTAGTTTTAAAAAGGTTCATCATTATATTTATCATTTAGAAAATAATTATTTTGCTCTAATTTTATTTCACTTTGTTTTACTGCCACTTCATCAAAAGCATTCCTATCTTCTAAATAATATCTATTTTTTTTAAAATCATAAATAAATTCTTTTTCCCCTGTAACTCCCGTTAATCTTTGCTTTTTAATTTTATCAATTAATACTTTTACAGTTGGATTTGATTTGTCAGTATTTCTAAATGGTCTCCAAACACAAATAACATTATCTGCTTTATCTGCAAAAGTTCCACCACCTTTTATTCTATATGCATTTGGTTGAGGATAATCTTGCCCAGCTACATAAATTGGTGTTACTTGATGCGCAACTAAATGAATGCTAATATCATTTAATAAAGCAAATCTTTTAATGTTTGCCATGAATTTACTAATATACAAATCTTCTCTTTGATTACCTTGGTTATGGTCAAATTGATTATAAGGATCAAGTATTACAGAGCGAATTCCTTTTTTTCTAATAAGATAGTTTAATTTTTCTTCAACTGATTGCCATGTAAAATCTTTTTCAGGATAAACATAAAAAAAATGTTTTTTTATAAAATCCATAGCTTGTTCGTATTCTGTTCTACTCATATAATTTCCATGAGTTCTATCTGTACTTTTTCCGATTAGCATATGTATTAAATCGTCAAAAAATTCATCTGGAGGAAATTCTTCTGGACTAAATACTGCTATTTTCCATTTTTCAAAATATGCTTTTGCTAATAATAATTGTTTAACAAAAGTACTTTTTCCCTCATTCATGTAGCCAGTCCATAAAGTTACCTCACCAGTTCTATGAGTAAAATTTTTATCAAATGTTCCAAAATAAGTTGATGTTCCTTTTGTTTTTCCATTTAGAAATGTATTTAACATTGTTTCTTTTACATCTTCAACAGTATAGATACCATCTGCCTTTACCTCATAAGCGTTTAATTTAGCATTTAAAAGACTTTCTTTACCAAATTGAAGCAACATATCATTAGCATCCTTACAATCGCTTAAAAAAGGAATTATTAGGCATTTTTCAAATCCAAATCTTCTTATCAATTCATTTTCTAATCTTTTACCATTTGCGTCCTTGTCAACTGCTATAAATATTTTTTCTGCTTGTTCAAATACTTCATAGCAATTTGTGATACATTCTAACTTTTTATCAATGTTTTTATCATTTTCATTTGGCGCACCCTGATTAACCGAAGTTACATTTGTAAAACCAGCTACTTCAAATGCCATGCAATCAAATTCACCTTCACAAATTATTATTTCTTTTTCGTTATTTACCCTATCATAATTATAAATAATTGATTCTGATCCTGTTGATTGTCTAAAATCTTTTGTTTTAATTGAACGCTTTTTAACATTTACCAATTGTCCATTTCTCAAATAAGGAAAAATTATCCATTCACCTTCTTGAACTATTTTATTTGAATTAACTATTTCTTGAGTTATTCCACGACTAGTAAATACTTGTAATGCCTCAATTGAAATTTTAGTAAAGTTTGTTTTAATTGGTTTTTGATATTCTTTTTTTTCACCTTTTTTTACACAACCATTCCAACCACATTTATGACAATTAAAAAGTCCATCAACTAAATTTACTGATAAACAAGTATCTTTTATGTTTGTTTTGCCTATCTTAACACAATTAGGACAAATTAATTTTTGCTGAATAGAGTTACCTTTTGGTTGTATTCCAATTTCATAAAATAAATTATTATTTAACATATTCTATCCTCCTATTCTCACAATGTTGTTGTATTCCAAATTCAGATAAACCTCCACACATTCTGTCTTTTAAATTTCCATAAATTCTACTTCCATCTTCGTCCAAAGTAAATTCAATTTGCCATTTAGGTTCAAAGAAAACATCAATTCCATTTTCAACTTTTATAAAATTCAAATCTTTATTTTTATAATTTTCTTTTTTTATTTCTATTTCTCTTTCTATTTCTCTTTCTCTTTGCTTCGAGGTAGGCTTCATGTTTTTTTCATCAAGGCTTCCAAAAGGCTTCGATGTAGGCTTAAATGAAGGCTTAAGTATAGGCTTACTTTTTTTACCTCCATTACTACCTCCACGTACTAATTTTAAACGACTTTCACAACTAGGAATAAATAAAATATTATCTCGAAATTCTATTAAATTTAAGGCAATTAATTTACATAAAATAAAATCTAAATCTTCTTGTGAAACACAAAATTTACGAATCCAAACATCTTTTTTAATTTCAGTTTTATTATCATTTAACATTGCTAAATCTATAAATTCACGATATAAACCACGTTCACTTAAATTTAATTCAAATACACTTTCAGAGTTTCCCCAGTCTTTTGGGTACCATGTATAACCAAGTTTAGCCATTGTTAACCTCACTTTCCATAAAAGAAATTTCTTTCTTTAAATGTTTTACAAACTTAACAGCAGTTATTTTATCCAATTCAATGTACATAAAATAATAACCACTATTATCTTTTGGGTCTTTAATTGAAATTGTTAAATTTCCATTAGCATTATAAAATGCTTCTAAATCATGCTCGCAGTTTGAATTTTCAGCTGAGCAAAAAATAATTTTTGTACGTTCCATATTTTTTAATGGTTTTAAGATAACCAATAACTATAAATAAAAAACCCATCGGCTTTCGAGGTAACGGACTCTACTCACCAATGGGATTAAAATATTATTATTACTGATGCCGTTACTCATCGGGTACAAATATACAAAAATTATTTAACTTTCCAAACCTTTATAAAATTCTTCTCTCATTCCTGAATTTACATTGTGATAAATATCAGATAGCTTATTCATATATTCATCATGTATCATGTTCTTTTTTTCTAACTCTTCAATAAACATAAATCCTATTTTTTGCCATTTGTTAAAGTCATGTTTCATCTTCTGTTTATATTTTCCAGTTAATAAAGTTGACTGCTCAACTGCCGCTTTAAATAAGGCAATTAGCATGTGAGACTCAAACTCAATTTTGGCTTCTTCAATTGTTAGTACTTTTTCCATGTTCTTTGATTTTTAATTTATAAATTTTAATTAATTCTTGTATTTCTTCAATCGTGTACTTTTTTTCGATATGAGCAATTTCATCCAGTTCTTTTAGTTTTTCTTCGCTGTATCTTTTAACAAAGTTAATTCTGTAATTATTGATGTCTCCTGACTTATCTTTATTACATGGTCTTGAACACTGGCCATTCACATTAAACTCGTTAAAACGAATGTTTGAGTATTTAGTTGGCCACAGATGTCCAGCATCCGTGTTTCCTTCTTTTAATGGTTTACCACAACTAATACAACCTTTGTCTTTGTCTCTTAAACGGATAAATTTATTGAATACAGTTTGCAATGTTTTAATGTAATCCTGTTTAGTTTTTATATTCTTAATAAAATCAGCTTTCTTTTTTTTCCAAACTTTTTTCTCTGCTAATAATGATGCACATTTAGGACTGCAAACTTGTTGAAGGCTATTAAATGGAGTGTAGGTATTCCCACACTCCTTGCATTTTTTATCTTTAATTTTTTTCACAGATTTTCTATTTCTTGTTTAACTTCTTGCCAGTATAATTTTTTTAATTCAAATTGACCACTAAGATTTATAGTTATTTTTTCTAATTGTTTAACTATACTTTTTTCAAATTTAATTATTTCATCAACTGCTATTAAAGCGCATTGTTTAGCTATTTTTTTATTAAACCATTCTTTAGGATTATTTTCTATTTTTAAATACTTTAACACTAAATTTTCTGCTTTTTCTTTTGGATTCATACTGTAAAATGTTTTGTTTATTAATTTAATTGTTTCGTCGTAAATATCAGAAAAATGAGTATCGCTTTTATTTCCATAATATTTTCCTAACCTATGAAATTGAAATGCTACTTCAAAAATATATTCATTCATATAATATTGTTTGTTTAGTTTATACAAACTATTAATCTTGTTTAAATGTTTCCTTATAATAATTAAAAGCTTTTGTAAGAATAAATTGTGGTGGATAACAACTTGCTTGGATAATATACTCTTTTTGAGTATCCACAATAGCATCAATAATCTGCTGCTTTTCCATTTCTTTGGCTTTATTTATAATATCTACTAAATCTCCATCTATAAATTCATCTTTACTTTGAGGTAAAGGATTTTTAGTTAATTGCTCAATGAACCATTCTACTGCTGTTTGTTTTTTCATATTTATTTGTTTTTAGTTGTTTAATAAATATATTTTCCTACCCATTGAGTAAGACCTTGTGAGTTGGTTATTTTTTTATGTTTATTAGTTTCATGCACAGGTAAACCTATTGGTTCACCATCATCATTTTTTCTATAATCTTTTTTCATCTCGCACACAAACTTAACAGGCATCTTGGGTTGATTAAGGGATTGTATGATTTCATCTTTTGTAAATCCAGCTACATCTGGTGTGTATTCTCTTGCCATATCAATTGCCTTCATCAAATCATCCTCTGTGTAATTTTTCTGTTTAGATTTGAAATATTGTTGATAATACCATTTTATTCTATGAATAGTTTCTTTTGTATTTAATACTAATTCTATTTCTCTATCTAAAAAGGATTCAAATTTATCGACCTCATATTTAAGTGAAGGTAAAAGAGGTACACCTTCAAGTACTGGTGAGTTGTTGAGTGGTAAATGACTAATCACTTTTTGAAATCCAATATTCTTCATGCTACCTTTGTAGAAAACAAGAATATTGTTTATAGAATCATAACAATAGGTTTCCTTTTTAATCTCTGATTCATCTACTATTAGCAGATAATCTCCTGTGTTCATGATTTTGTGTTCCATTGTTTTAATTTTTTTTTCCATTAAATGATTCAAAATATTGATTAAATAATACCCTTGCTAACTTAACCTTTTCAGTCATCTTTTTAATTACCTCTTCATTAGCATTTACTCTATAAATAAACAATCCTAAGTCAGAAATAATACGAGGGTCGAAAGAAACGAAGTCACACCACTTGCGACCGCTTAATAACATATAGCATTGCATCTGATAATAGTATTCAGGCTGTTCACTTAAAAAGGTTTCATCGTTTGTTATAAAGCAATGTTTTAAGTGATTAGCTCCATTGTAAGGGCATTTTATTTCAATTAGCCCATCTTCACCTACTAATCCATCAGGGCTGCCTGTTAACCCTTCTATTTCGTTTGAGTAAAGCATTAAGCTATCTTTAACCTCATTGCCAGTTACAGATGAATAAAATTTCTTAGCAGTTGGCTCGTGTTCGTTTCCCCATTCAGTTGCAAAATTATTTATACCTTGCTTAACTTCTCCGCTTAGCTTTTCCCATACTTTTTCGAGAATATAAGTTTCAGCTGTTTTAGATAGCACGTCCTTTTTAGAACGTGCTTCAGTCATTAGGCGCCACACTTCTGAACCCGTAAACGAACCTTGCCTATTTACGAACCATTCTGGACTATAAATTTCTATACTACTTTCCATGATTTATTATTTTTAATGTTAGATACTTGAGATTGTGATAAATTATATTTTTTGGCTATATCTCTTGACTTATTTGTTTTTAATTCTTCTCTAATAATTTTAACTAATTCTTTATTTATTTTGCAATTTGTCCTATATAAATCTAAATTTTCATTTGTTCTATTTAAACCTAATTTCCAAGCATGTATTTGATTTTCTGAATTATTACACCATTCTAAATTTGAAACATGATTATTTAATTTATTACCATCTATGTGATTAACTTGTGGCTTGTTATTTATATTTTCAATAAATAATTCTGCAACTAATCTATGAACAGCAATTGATTTCCATTTAGAATTTTTATAAAACATAATTCTCTGATAACCAAAAAAATTAATTGTTCCTTTTAATTCTTTTTCTTTTAAGTTAAGTTTACCTTGTCGTTTTCTCATGAAACTGGTTTGTAATCTTTTTACCCTACCAAAATTACTAACCTGATAAATACCTTCATAATTAGGTATATCTTTCCAAATTTCTGTTGTTTCCATAAATAAAATATCCCTACTCAACAAAGGCAATCCAGTCGTGATGAAATCACAAAGGCAATGTTTTTCGGGAATTTTAAATAAGTTTTCATACTGGATTGCGTTGCAAATATATAAATAAATAATTAGAAAACAAAATTATTTGAAATTACCTTGTCGGTTAATAAACCATTCAGGGCTGTATATTTCTATTGTGCTTTCCATAATTTATTTTTAATTTATTTTTAATTTATTTTTTTTTGAACAATAAATTTTTAAATAGTCATGATAGGATTCGAACCTATACGTAAGGATCAACGTTTAGCCTTACTCTCTTATTTTTTATGCGTCTACCAATTTCGCCACATGACTATTTATATATTTAATTATTTTATACCCATTCTATTTCAACTAATATAGAATTACCTATACCATTAAAAACTATATCTTTTATTTTTGCTGGGTCATTATATTTATTATCTATAAATAATCCTATAGGTGGTAATGCTTTAAACATTTTAATGTAAATCAAAATGTTTTTTTCATACTCTTTTGCAGTTTTATTATCATTTTCATCACTATCATTAAATATATCCCAAACAACCATACATTTTAAATTTTTCATATTAAATTGATTTTATTAGTTTAGTTTCTACTTCCTGACTAACCTCATATTTTGCCTTTATAGCATCGATTGAGCCACCTTTCATTAAATACTCTACCGCCTTACCAAAGTGTTCTGTATCGGATTTTAAAATAGGTTTACTTGGCTTTGTTTGTTCTCCAGCTGCGTCTGTATCTTTGTCG